CCTCCCGCTCTGCACAAAACAGTGCCGTTGGAACGTGTAATGTACGAATCTCCGCCAGCAGACCCGTCACCTGAAGGAACTACCGCCGGAGCACCGCCTAACCCTGCGTAGACTAAAAGTGTTTCGCCGGGAGTGACAGAAATATTGTTTACGTACGCAAGCGCTCCACCACCGCCACCAGAAGCGCCATAAGAACCTGATTTACCTTGGTTTTGACCCACCCCACCAGAGCCGCCTGCACCAATACACACAACGCATATTGAGTAAACGTTTTGCGGGACAACCCACGCTACTGGGGTTAAATTAGTGTTTGGTCCTATTAAAGCAGAAACCGCTCCCGGCGCACTTCTTTGCTGTGCGGAAGTTTGAAATAGCTTTTCAGTTGGTTTGTGCATCTTAAACGAAGCCAGTCAAGTACGATCCATACCAAGTTGCGCCGCCATCGCGAGTAACAAACATAAGCAAGTTGGTTGTGCTTGCAGAAAACGTTGGAGCCGTGTTGCCTGCCCACTTTAAATTAGAGAACCATGTAATAGTCCCAGAAGTGTAAGCAAGCTCCAACGTAAACGAATACACAGGAGCACCACTACCGTTGCTTGTGGGCACACCGCTGACAGTGAACGTCGTGTTTCCGGATACCGTTGTGTTGTAGTAATTACTTAACGAACAGTCAATGTTCGTTGTAACAGTAGAGTAGCCGTTGATCTGTTGGCCGTTGATCCCCACACGCCCAGTAAAACCGGGATTGTTTACGGGAGCGTACGTAATTGGTGCTGTGGAAGATACGATCTTAACGGTTGCATCAGGAGATGACGCACTGCCGCCAACAATCGAGCTACTTGAAGTAGCCAGCGCATACCCCGTCGATGGGGTAAGGCCGAGCCACATGTTGTTTGTACTATCCCACGACCAAGACTTCCCACCAACAGAATAGACTTGGTTCGCTACCGGGGATGAAGGAAAGTCAAGTGCGGCCATGATTAGTACTCAAAAATAACCAGACCTGCTGTACCTGCGCCACCAGCAGCGGCTGTTGCAGTTGCACCGTTATACGCACCGGCTCCACCAGCACCATAGCCCCCAGCAGCCACACCGGTTGTAACAGTGTTTGAAGTTTTACCGCCCTGACCGAAGCCAAGCGGGGTGTTTGCACCATCACCAAACTTACCTGCGGTTGCAGCCATTGTGCCGCCCCAGTTACCTTGGAAGCCGGGAATGTTGAGTGTGCCACCAGTAGCCGTACCGCCACCGCCACCAGAGTTAGCAGTAGAAGGCATAACTTGACCGCCGCTTCCGCCGCCAGCAGTGTAAGTGACACTGTTATACGTGGCAGAAGAGCTACCACCGGCATTACCTGCTGTTGTCACACCAGCACCAGAACCCGCCGCACCGACAGTGTAGGTAACAGAGTTTTGGCCAGAGACGTACGTCAAATAAACTACGACCACACCGCCAGAACCACCGCCTCCACCAACTTGACCCGCAGTTGCCGCAGTACCGCCGCCTTGTCCGCCACCACCAATAATAGTGATTTTGAATCTAGCGCCGCTTACACGTAAAGCAGATGGCACAGTCCATGTAGCTGCGGTGCCGCTGGTATACGCCTCAAGGTTTTGGAACCCTGCGCCGAGACCTGAAATCACTGTGGCCGCAACAATAGACTTGTTGGTCAGCGTCTGGGTGTCGGTCGTGCCGACAATTGCACCAGTGGGCATCGTCTTGACTGCGTAGCCAAGCGAGGTCCATGCAGTTGCGCCATCGCCAACTTTGAATTGCCCTGTGTTGGTTTCGTACCCAACCTCACCAGAAGCAAGAATAGGGTTTACTGAAGTCCAGTTAGCGGCTGTATCGCGCCGCCATTGAATTAAAACGCTCATGTTGCGCCTCCGCCGTCAAAAATAACTGCTGCCCATGCTGTTGTTGAAGCTGAGCCGCCATCAATGGTTGAATAATCCATATTTGCCACACCGGGCTGTGTCGAAACAAACTGATTGCTTGTACCGTCCGGGTAGTAAACTCCAAAAGTTCCAATTTCTGAGTTCCACCAAAGGTCCGCTTGTGCCGGATTAGATGGAATACTTGTGCCAATACTGGGTAGCGCTTTTGACGCTGGCAAAGTGATAAACACTTCTTTTGCGTTGGACGAAAACGGTACCAAACTCCCAGCGTTTGAAGATGAGAGAACCGTATCGCGTGACAAAGTGGGGCCCGTTGTGGAGTATGTGCCAATCCCCACTTCCCAGTCAGATGTTGAAACATCAAAGATTGAGTAGTATGTGGTGTTGCCGTTACCAACGCCAGCAAGGGATTGAAAACCAGACGAAGTGCCCGTGATGGTTAGGGTTCCGGTCCCCGCCGTAGTAGAGGTGACTTTTGCACGATCAAGAAGCACAAGTGCCATGTTTTACCTCAGTTTATGGTTGGGATGGTGGACCAGCCAGCATCCTGCGAATCGTTGATGATCCCCCAGCCAGCAGACTGGGAGTTGTTGATTTCTGCCCAAGCGCTGGCCTGATAGTCGTTGATTATCTCCCACAAGTAGCGGGCTGTCACTACATCCAGCGCTTGAGCGGAGTTCGTAACAACCGCCCCAAAAACCAGAAGGGATGCGGCTGCGGCCTGTGCAGATGCGACCTCAGAGGCTGTGGCGTAAAAAACTGCGCCTGCCGACGGGGCATCCAGTGCTGCCGCCACCGAAGCTGTCACGTTAACTGAGAACGAACCTCCGGCAGAGGGGGTGTCGGATGGCGAAGCCGTGTTGCTCACGGTGGCGTTGAAGTTGCTAGCTGCTACCGCAGGCGTGTCCAGCGGCTGGGCGCTCTCAATGATGTAAGTGACGACAGGAAAAAACGCTTCTTCAGTTGCGTCGCCCTGCGCGGTCTCGTCAATGTGACCATCAAAGATAAAAAAGCCGCTAAAAGTGTCAGAGGCTTGGGCCGACTCGGCTGTGGCTGCGTTGAACACGACCCCGGCTACGTAAGCATCGGAACCGTTAGCGTCCTGAACAATCGTAGAAACAAACGTGGCCGCAGCGCTAAACTGATTTGTCGCAGTAATCAGTTCGGAAATAGCCGCATTAAAAGTGCTCGGGGCAACAGCCACCTGAGAGGAGGCTTGTGCGGTTTGGGTCTCTACCGCTAGAGAAATGGATGCGGTAGAAACAAAAGTGGCGCTGGCTTGGCCGGTTTCAGAAATAAAGACGTTGTAGACTCCGCCACTCGACGGCAGCGTTGCGAACGGAACTTCTGAAAGCGCGGCGTAGCCAAACACTCAGCATCCTCAATCAAGCGGCAGTAAGCTCGCTCTCCTCAAACCAGCGCTGCTGCTCTTGGCCATTTGCGTCAGTCCATGAGACGAGGTAGAAAAACTTTCCGTCCTCATCCATGCGCAGGGCTTGCACAGGGCCTTCAGGAACGATGGCTTTTAGCTTGACGTTTTGTCCTTTTTGGTACGTGGTAGCCATGTCTACTCCTTAAACAGCGTCGAGGTTAAATGTGTAGGTGACGTTCAACGTGTCGCCGCTCACCACCGCACGATCGCCGGGCGATTGGAAGTTAGCCACAGAGAACAAAATCCCAGAAGTGCCGGACGCAACCGTGCACAAGAATGCGCCAGCTACCGTACCGCCTGCGCCGCTGATAGAGAACGCGGAAGGGGAAGCAGAGTTGCTGATAACAGAAGGATCGGCTGTAGTGGCAGTCCCAAATGTCACGGCCTTGCGGCTACCTGCGTAGTTGGTGAATTCAGTCCAGCCTGCGTGCGAAGCAAGCGTATCGCCAGCAGCGTAAGTGTTGCCAGAACCGGGGCCAGTAACGAGGCCGAGGTAAAACGCGGCTACGTACGAGCTTCCTTTGAAGTACTGGGTGTTCATGTCTTGCAGTCCTTGGTTAACCACAAGATTAGGTATTTGCTCTTCCCACTTCAGGTTGCCGTCCGCGCCAAAGCACTGGACAGTGAAGACGCCGCCGCCTCGCACGCCATTCTGTGCGGACACACCACCAATTGCCGAAGCGGCCACGGTGTCACTAGATTTTGCGATGTTACTCAACATGGTCGCTCCTTAAACAAGTCGAATGAGTGCAGACGTGCTGGTGTTGTCCGGCATCTGCACAGTGAAAGATACGGCGGACGTTTTGTCACTGCCGAAGTCCAGCACACAAACCGCCCCATTATCGCCGGGTGTGTAGATCAACGCTCCGCGAGCCGTGATGACTCCGGTCCACGTTGGGGATGAAAAATTGATGTACGTTGTACTGCCTGACGGTGTTGCCACCGAACTGATAGTGGCCGTGACGACCTGCCCACCAGCCACGTAGTTACCGCCCGACGCTTCGCCCGTAGTTGTGTAGGCAGTCGTGGTGGAATCCAGCGTTGCGGTGTTGGTGTACAACGCCAGATAGAACGTGTCCGTAGCAAAATTGATCGTGCCGTTGGCAAGACCAGTGCGTAGGGTGTTGCAGGAGTAGTTACCAGTAAATGCCATATCAAGTCACCGGCTGGCGGTACTGCCCGCTTCTGTATGCGTCCTGACGCTCCATGCCATCGCCAAGGCGTTTGGCCAGCGCAAGCGCTTCAGCGTACTTTTGCCCATAGAGATTGACCATATCGGTCTCGCCCTTCATGAACGTGTACGCCTCAACCAACGAACCGTACAGAAGCACGGAATCAAAGTTGTCACCCAACCACGTTGTGCCCGCAGTAACAATTGACTCGGGGTAGTAGTAATAGTGCAACTCGACGTTGTAGGCCGCATCAGGCGTTGGGCCAAGAATGAAGCTCAACTCGTTTGTGATTGTGGGAGACAGGCTGTTGGTCGTGGTTGGCCCAAACAAAGCGTAGTACCGGGGCAGACCTGTGTCCGTAGGGACGGGGTATGCTTGACGGATGAAGTTCACATCCTTGTTAAGCAAGTACTCGTAAACGCCGGTACCGTCAATAACAGCAAGCGAATACACCGCCAAAAAATCACCGGGGCACGACAAGTACTTGTTGTTCTGCGTGGTCAAACCTGTGACGTTTTTACGAAGCGATGGAAACTGCACCGAGTTGTAAATGCGCTGCTCGGCCTGCTTGATGAAAGTGTTGATCTGTGTCGTTGACGACACAGCACTTCCATCGGCAAGGTAAGTCTCCGGAAATTGGTTTTCCGTGTAAGACTGAATCGCAGCGACCAACTCGTTGTAAGTCATGCCATCGGACCTCTGGCCATCACGCCTTTAGTCGCAGCACCGGTGCCGCGAATCTTGATACCGTCAGTCTTCACGCCTTTGTAGTCGTTGCTACGGCTGTTGGCCACGGACTCGTTCATGTCCTTGAGGTACTGCTTGTTGTTGGCCGTACCCGCCTCTTGCATCGGCTTGTACTGAGGGTTCTTGTACTTGGTGGTAGCCATGATTAAGCTCCTTTGCGACCGGGGCTGCGCTGGTTCATGACCTTGGCCATGTTGCGCCCGTACTTGAGCATGTCGGCGTTAGTCTTGCCACCGGCACGGAGTTTGGTCATGGGCTGACCCTTATGCTTGGCTTTCTCGTGCTTGTGCACAGCCGCAGCAATCATTTTCTTGTCGGCCTTCACGTCGGCCTTGTCGTGCTTTTCCATGTTCGACTCCTTATGTCGTGGATACCGTTACTGTACCCAAATTTACCTGCAAAACCAAGTTATTTGGGGTCAAATCTGCATCAAAAAACTTAGACCCGCCCACGGGGTTCCACCCCCACTGGAAGATGCGGCTACCGCCTGTTGGGGTACCCGAGGCGTCCAAAGCTGTCCCGCCAGTCAATGCAATCTGCAAACCCGTCGTACCGCCCAAACGATACGTGTTGTCAGGGCGCGGATCACGCACGCCTTGAGGGTCGTCCACCGGGTACATGCCCAGTTGGAGTTGTGGATGGTCCGGGTCCCAGCAAGACGCGCAGACCAGAATCGAGTAATTCTTGGTCTTGATGATCTCTTTGCGAAGCTCGTGCAGCTTGAACCGGAAGTTGCACCGGTCGCACTGTGCGATCGCATTTTTGCCGGACGAGAACCGGTTGCCCATTTAGGTGCCGC